CAGCGTCCGCGATGTGCAGGTCTCCGCGTAGCGTGTCGCCGTCAATCCGCAGATTCTTCCAGCGGCCCAAATAGCTGCCCATGCCATCGGCAGACATATTCGGGTGAGTGAATCGGGCTTTCAGTCCATTCGGGCTGCGTGTGCTCAGTGCCAACGCCTGATCCAGCGTCTTCGTGTCCACTGTCCACGGTCGCACCTCAGCATCATTCAGGTTTCCCACCTGCATCAATGACGCGCCGAAAATGGCATTGGCCTTCCGGTCAACTCGCACCGGCGGTGCCGGCAGTCGATCGGTGCGAAACATGCCCGGATCTGTGAGAGTCTGAATGGTTTTCATTGCTTGTCTCTCGCTTCCATCTGCCGCTTGATTTTGCTTGACCAGGCTTTGCCCGGATCTCCGCCCCACAATGCCCACGCAATTCTGCCGTTGCTTGGATAGCCCGGCTCGCCTGGCTTAAAGCCTTCGCCCTGCTTGTCGACTTCATGCCGTGCAAAAAAGCGAACCATCCGCCCGATTGTTTCCGGACTGACGGCCTTGCCGTTGCTCAAATCGCGTGCCCGGGCAATGCCCACAGCAGTTCCGCCGCGTTTGTGTTCACGCCGCCACGCAAGACCCTGCCGGGCTTCTGCACGCACTCCTGCCGGCGGTTTGAAATCAATGCCTGTGTACTTCTTCGCGACGGCCAGCGTGGAAACGGTGCTGTAATCCGCTCCGCTGTCCTGTTCGTCGTCATCCGGATCGTCTGGCATGTCAGGCTGGTCTAACTCCAGATCCGCACGATACGCTGCCATGCGGGCTTCCATGTCGGCTTTCGCCCGCTGCTCACGTTCAATCTGCTGCAGCGTTTCGTCGAAGTCGCGGCCACGGCTCGCAAGGCTTTCCGTTTGCGTCGTCAGGCCTGACTCAATCGCCAGAATATCGGCCTGCACTTCCTTCTGTGGATCGACCCACGGCCAGCCCGGCGGAATCCACTGGTGCTGTAGGAAATGCTCGCGGTGCTCCTCGTACTTCACCGGATCGACCGGCAAAACACCCTGCACAACCGCCCGATCAATGAACCGTGCCCAGACTTTCCGGAAGACTTGTTCAATCAAACAGGACTGCCACACCTTGAAGGTGATTCGCCCATCAATCAGGGCAAGACGCCCGCCGCTGAAGTTGTTGGTGAACTGCTTTGCCAACAGCTCGTAAGGATACCGCAGGGCAGCCGCAACCCCATGCAATGACCACTCCACATACGGAGCCAATGTTGTGCCCGGCCTTGCCGGGTCGCTGAACGTGATCCCTTCGCCCTCAGCCAGATACTGAATCGTGCCGGGTGCCAAGTCTTCGAGATTGCTCCGGCTTCGGCCAGCGTCGGCCAGTGTCGCCGGGTCAGTCACGCCAGTGACGAATGCCCCGTGACAGGCTGCCACCTGTTCGGCAATGAGGTTCGCATACACAAAATCCTTCAGGTCTTTCAGCTTCGGCATGGCTGGTGCCAACCACGGAACGCCGCGCAACTGCCCCGGCGTCTGCTCCTCGTAACAGTGCAGCAGGTCGTCCAGACTGACCTCATTTTCCCGCAGGTCGTAGCCGTAGGAATCATTCGGCAAGGTCTTCGTGACGTAGGCTGCAATGGGCTTGCCCTTGGCGTCCAATCGCAGCCCCAAACGCCGAATTGCAGTCGGTGCCAGTGGTCCATAACCAAACAGCGGAATCCGCTGCGGATGAATCACCTGCACTGTCAGCGTAACAGGCTTTGCCGGGTCATCATCATCAGCCATGTGCAGCCACGATTCGCCAAAAATGGCGTTGCAGCGTTCCAGCATCCGCTGCTTCGTGTGCCAGCCCTCCGCCTCGGCCCATTTCTGGAACAGCCACTCGGACATAACGCGGAAGTCTTCGGCCTGTCGTGGTGTCAGGATGCCGCGTTCGGGCTGCACTCGACACTGCGGACGGATGCCGACGCCGATGACGTTGTCCACTCGCCCGTTGATTGCAGACGCGGCGAAAACGTCGGTACGGTACAGATCCACCGCCCGGTCAATCAGCGTTTCCAACTCGGACTGAAGTGCATCGTTCGTGGTCAGCTTCGATGCCAGCCACTTTTCCCCGCGCAGGCGGTCGTGGTCGGATGCCTCCCATGCCGTGAACCGCTCTGCGGCCCTCTGGCTAATTGCCAGACGCAGTTCATGATCAACACGGGCCTTGACCCGCTTCGCGGCCAGCATGGGACTCACGGCCCCAATAATGCGGTCCAGTCGCGTGGGCTGTGCTGCGCTGTGCACTCGCTTCTGCAGGTCAGACATTGCGGAGCCTCACGAGATTCCGGGACCGGCTCATTCCGCCCGATGCCTGCCGTCTCAGGTCCGCAATTCTGGCGTCCAGCTCTGCCAACCACGTGCTCGTCGGCTCCTTCTGCACCATCTGCCCGTCAACGGTGTAGCTCACCACGGGCGCACCGGACAGCAAAGCACCCTCGACTTTGTCGCGGATACCCTCAAACAGTGCCAGACGGTCTGCAGCGGATCGTGCCATGCTGCGAATCATGCCGCAGGATGGCAGGACTTCCAGACGGGTATTCCAGACGTTTGGAAATCACTTTGCTTTTCGCCGTGCCTCTATCACTTCGTATTGCCGCGTTTTTTCTGAAACTCTGCTACGTCGCTTTCAGAAATACGCCACCGCCGTCGTTTCGCCTTCGGTCCTGCCACGTCCACCGCCGGTAAAAGGCCAGCATCGCACCACTGGATCACAGTTGACCGGGCAACTCCAAAATACTTTGAAATCGTTTCCGGGCTATGTCGCTTTTCCATCGTTCCACATCCTTTCAAGTGCTGTGAAAACTAAACTCCAACGCCCGCAAGTTTACACAACAAAAAAACCACAGCAATAAGTTGCTGCGGATAAACCGGATGGATTGCGACTGTTTGCGACTGTGCTGCGACTATCGTGCGACTGCATCACTTTGCTTTCCGTCGTTCTTCGCGTGCCTTTTCGTAGGCGATGGCAGCCGCCTGCTTTGGCGGTCGCCCCTCGCGGATCAGCAACCGGATATTCTCCGCAATCGCCTGCTTGCCGTAGCCTTTTTTCATCGGCATTTCAGCCCCTCCGGATGACTGTCTGGAAACGATTGCCACACCCGCACGCCCTGTACTGTGTCGAGAATTCGCCCGTGGTCGCTGTGTGCTGGACTGGCGAAAACTGACCGCACTGCGGACAAGACCCGCAGCCCGGAACCCGATGCGGTGCCGTGTAATGGCGTTTGACGTATCCCGGCGGTTTCAATGGCTTCATTTCCACCCTTTCACGAATTTTTCGGCCTTTTTGCCGGAAATAACGCCGTTTTGCGGTCTATTTTCCGCCATTTTCTCAGCTCGTTTTCTGTCGAATTCTAACACGGAATGTCCCACAAACGCCAGATAGCAGGCGTCAAGTAGGTGGTTCCGGGTAAATGTCTGCACCCATTTTGTGATCGTCCCTTTGCCCACTTGGAATTCCTGCACCTCGCGTTCGGCTGTTAGCTGTTTCGCCACTTCCATCCGGCCTTCAGGTTTGTCTGTCCTCGGCAGCAACAATGCCGCCGCGCTGGTGGCGTCAACACTCAGTGCCTGGTGCACTCGCCGCTTCCAGTGGTCCGCGTTGTTCTGGTACTCCCTGAACCGCTTCGTTCCGTCCAGGAATGCGACATCGTGCCAGCCCTCGCCAATCCTGAGTGTGACCTTGCTGCGGTCTTTCGGTGCATGGTAGGTCGTTCCTGAATGCTGCTTGAACCCGAACCCTTTGCAGGTGTTCCATGTACTGTTCGTGGCCACGATATTCCGGATCAGATCCGTTTCCCAGCCTGCGTCGATCATCACGATTTCCGCCGGCTTCTGCCCGCCGTTCTCCAACTCCCAGCCTGTCTCGAACTTCTCCATCAGCAGCCTGACCGCCTGGCGAATGGCTGTCGGCAGATCCGTGAGTTCTCGCTGTATCGGTTCATAACCGTAATCGACACAAAACGGCTGCCCGCTGCTGTCGTGCTTCGCAATGACAAACCAGTCCAACTGTGCCGCTCGCACGTCCACACCGGCTGCAATGCGGCTGCAGTCTGCCGGGATCAGTCCCCGCCGATACTGGCTCTGGCGGTGCATGACGGTCTTCCAGTCCAGTGGTTCAACGGCTGTTTCTTTTTCCTTCGCGGGTAGTGCCCATGTCCACTGCAGGATCTCGCGTTCGGAGTTGTCCCGGTCTACTTCCCGCATTCCTCGCCATTCATCCGCCCCGACAATGCCAGCCGTGACGAAGGTATTCGTAGCTGCCGAATAGCGGAAACCCATCGTCTTCGTGGCCGGGATCTCTCCGTGCACAGATCCATCCGGCAGGATGATTTGCCCACGGTGCCGCAACCGTGCCTGTGTCAGTTGCTGAATCCGCTGCCCGTCGTCAAACAGGATGCCGCACGCAGGGCAGGCCCAACGGCTCGCCGCCTCTGCCTCTGCCTCTGTGGTCGCATCGTGCCAGCCAATCAGATTGTCACGACTCGGCACAATGAATTCACCGCAGGAAAAGCACGGAAACACAACCTCGCCTGCTGTACCCTGGCTCCATTCCTGCCAGATTCGGCCCGTCTCCACTGTCACCGTCGATTCGAGATAGATCCGGGCTTGTCCGCTCGCCCTGTAGGCTCGCACTCGGCCCTCCATTTGCTTCAGCTTCGTGGCTTCGTCGGACTTGCCCCCGACCTCGTCCAAGTGGCTCACCTCCGTGACCACCAGCACCGGCCCCGTGAACCCAGCCCGCTTGCTGTCATCTCCGCCGGCTGAAATGAACTTCAACGCCGCACCATTGCCGAACTGAATCAGGCTCGGAGTTCCGCCGCCAGATCCGCTGCCCTTGCGTGGCAGGTATTGTGCGTAACGGCTGGCCTCAATTGCCGGCCTGATGTCCATTTTCCACTTGTCTGCTGCCATGTCCATTGTCGGCAGGCCAAACAGCACCGTTTGAACCCGTTCGAACAGGTGATACAAAATCGGGATGACGACGAATGCCAGGGTCTTCCCGGACTGCTGCGGACCTGTGCAGGCGTAGCGGAAAAAATGCCCTTGGTCGACAACGTCGAAAAACAACCCGTGTGCCGGCTGTCGCGAGACCCTGAACCGCTGCCCCTGATACGGTCCATCAGGCAGGATGATTTCGTCTTCGGCAAACTGCCTCATCCCCCGATACGGTCGCAGGATGACGTGTCTGGCGAATACGTCACGCAGTGCCGCTGCTGACGGCTTCGCGTACAGATCCCACGGGATCTGATGTTGTGGTGTCGCCATGTGCATTTGTCAGCCGCTCCAGTCCCTGCAAAACCTCCTCATTCGCCTCCTGCAGCATCGACCACAGATCGTTCCCAGCCACCCGCTTCAGGTGTTCAGCGAATCGTCGATACGGTCCCAGAATGGCCTGCACTGTCTCCTCAAATTCCGTCAGTTTGACGATCTGCCCCCGCTGTTCTGCCAGCTTGATTTCCTCCTGCTGTGCTCGTGCCAGCCTGTACCGCTCCAGCCCATCGGACTCAGTGCCGGCCAGCATGTCAGGATCAGACGGGACCGGCTGTGCCTCTTTCCGCAGGTACCACCAGACGCAAACGGCATACACCTCGGCCTCGTTTTTTTCGTCGAACGCTGGGAACGTCGGATCATGCTGGAATTTTGTTAGCGCGGTAGCACTTATACCCAATGTCCGGGCAAGCTCGGCCTTTATCGCCCGCCTCTTGTGTGCCATTCTGGCAGCATCCTTCCCTTCTCAACCATATTCACAACCTGAAAACATCAAAATTTAGGGATGGGCAAAGCCA